AGCTGTGCCTGTGCCAGCTCCGTTTATTTTGTTTTCAGCAGTGGCTACAACAATTAACGGAACCGTACCTGGTTCAGCTGGAGTATAAAAACTCTCGTCAATTACTTGTACTTCTACGCCTGGTGATATTAGTGCCATTCGACTGTCTCCTAGGGTTAAATCAATGTACTATTATTTAGCGGCATCATTAAAAAACCCCAGGATATGCAAGATGGAAAAGGGGCTGAAAAGGTGTAAATAAAGTTATGAGACCCCTTTGTAAGTGCGGACAACGACCCCGTGCGGTAAACTATAAAAAAAACAACAAGATTTATTATCGAAGCCTTTGCGAAATCTGTATGTCTCGCGGTCTAGGGTTTGGTATTCCTAGATGGCATCGTTCCGGATATCGAATTAAAAATCAATGCGACAAGTGCGGGTTTCGTTGTGCCCACAAAGAAGTTTTTAGAGTATTTCACATGGATGGTAATCTAGATAATTGTCGACACAGCAATTTAAAAACTGTATGTTCTAACTGTGCTCAAATACTAGGCAAAGAAGGAATCACTTGGCGACAGGGCGATCTCGTTGCCGATTATTAATGCAGCCTGTTTGTATAAGTTGTCAATAGTAAAGTTATTATCTAAAATAGCATCAAACTCTGTGCCTACCCAAGCAGTTTCGCTAGCATGAATCTTACGCATCTTTAATTCTTGAAATGCATAATTGTGCCCTGCATTTGCATCAAGTGCCACTTGGTACCAGTCAGGTAGGTTTCCTCTTTGCACCCAAACAATCTTGCCACCGGCATTTCGAATACTTTGAATTTCGTTAGGAAAGCGGCAATCACTAATCACTACATTATCTTTGCTTAGACGTAGTTTGTTTTCTAAACTGGCAATCCAAATATCATCATGGAATGCTTTGCGGCATACTTCTGTGCCCCAATATTGAAGTACCCAACGAGGAGTTAATGTGGGCATATCAAGTCGTTGTGCCCACCATGGATCTACTTGTTCACGCCACTCTCTAGCTTCTTTGGTACGGCCTTCTAGCATGGTACGGTCCCAACCGAACACTGATGACACTGCATCTTTGAGAGTCGATGCAAAGCTCTCTCTTCTAAATTCGTGAAAATTCACCAGATAGTCTGCAACTGTGTCTTTGCCTGAGCCAATAAAACCGCAAATTCCAATAATCATAATATTCTCCAACTGTATAAAGTATACAGGAGAATATTATCGTGGTCAACCTATAATAAAAGTATATCCCTGACCGCCTGGGACTAATTTCATCAAATCATCTGTAAGTTTTTCAATTTCAGCAGTGGCTTCTGCTTTCATTGCCGCACCGTTTAGGCTGCTTCCACCCTGAGGTCCGGCAATTTGAGCAAACTTTTCACGTGCTTGACCTAGCATCATTTTGCAGTTGGCTAGGCTATAGTCTTTGATCCATTGCCCTGCATAGGTATCGTCGATGATAGCAAAATCTGGCTTGGTGTTATAGACCCACAGCATTACTTCTTCATCGCCTCGAGGACGTTGTTGAATCATTATTTTGCGACTCTGTGGTTGCCAAGTAAAGTTAATAAATGAACCAAACATCTTGCCTACTAATTCTTGATAACCACTGAATAATTCATAGGTTAACAGTCCTCCCATATTTGTCGAACTTAACAAATAGGTATTAGTATAGGCTAGGTTGAATGGTTCAAATACTGTGCCACCAGTGCCGTTGCCTGTACGGGATCCTATGCTACGTCTAAAAATTTGCCGTACTTGTTGTACTTCTTTAGGCAAAATATATTCTTGTTGATCTTGTCTCAGTGTTAAAAACGCATAACTTTCTTCAACAGCGTTGTCTGACCGCTGTCGAAATACGCCTAGTGCTCTGTTTAGTGCAGTTTCGTAATGAATAGGATCTAGTTCTACATCAATCATGCCGTCACCCAGCATGGCTTTGCAATAACTAAAAACTTCTTGCTTAGATTGGTCTATTTGGCTCATACTGTTATTTATAAATATATGACTATGCCAAGACTGAGCCTTTACCGTCCTGAAAAGGGCAATGATTATAAATTTATAGATAAAAATATCTGGGAAATGTTCCAGGTTGGAGGTACTGATGTTTTTATACACCGATATCTAGGCCCTGGATCCACAGGAAGCCCAGCGTCGCCTACTCTACCCGTGTATAACACCAGCAATCCCACACAGATACAAGATTTGCTGTTTTTAGAAAATAGAGATCGCAAATATGATCCCGATATCTATGTAATGAGAGGTGTATACAGCCTGCAAGATCTAGATTTTAATCTCAGTCAGTTTGGCTTATTCCTACAAAACGATACAGTTTTTATCACCTTTCACATCAACGATACTATTGAAAAACTAGGTCGTAAATTGATCAGCGGAGATGTTATAGAACTGCCGCACCTCAAAGACGATCACGCTCTTAATGATCTTCAATTTGCTCTTAAAAGATTCTATGTAATTGAAGAAGTAAACAGGGCCGCTGAAGGATTTTCAGTTACTTGGTACCCGCATCTATATCGTGCCAAATGCAAACCATTAGTTGATAGTCAAGAATTTAAAGAAATACTAGACCAAGTTGCTAACAAAGATGCAATGGTTGGCACATACAACTCTGCTGTAACCTATTATCCAGGCGATGTTGTTACTGGGTTGGATGGAAAAAATTATACAGTGCTACAAGAAGTAACTGGAGTTGCACCTCCTAATGCTACCTATTATGAACTAGCCGACAGCTTACGAAACATAATGAGCACCTACGAAAAAGAAATGCAGATTACACAGGCAGTTCTTGATCAAGCTGAAACAGATGCTCCAAGGAGCGGCTCGGACACCACGCAGTTTTATACTCTCACAATAGACGAAGATAAATTACCAGTTCTAGTCAGCGCAGATACCAGTCAATTAGATGCTAGCTTAGAAACTCAGGCTACTGATGAAGCAGGCAATCTCTTGTTTAACACCGATGGTACTCCTGTGTATGTAGGATCCACTGCTGCCACTGCCTTGTTATCATCAGAAGTATCTGCTTATAACGGATATCTTGTTGGTGATGGTGTTCCTCCAAACGGTGCTCCATTCACAGCCGGCATAGCCTTTCCTCTAGCACCTGCAAATGGTCAATTCTGTCTACGTAAAGATTATTTCCCTTATAGATTGTTTAGATACAACGGATCAAGATGGGTCAAAGTCGAAGACAAGGTACGAATGACTATGAATAACTTAGGACCAAGTGATGTTGGGGCCGGTGATCAATTTGAAGGCAAGGATGTTCGACAGACACAAAAAGCTGGATTTATTAACAATACAAATACCGACACAATAAATGGACACATTGTGAAAGAAAGACAGAGTCTCAGCAAGGCTCTTAGACCAGAGGCAGATGAATAATGGATTATTTTTACGATGCGCAGGTAAGACGATATGTCACCCAGTTTATGAGAATCTTTATAGGATTCAAATACAAAACTGGAGGCGATGTTCCCGAGGAGCGACACGTGCCTGTGTTGTATGGTGATATGACCAGACAGGTTGCTAGCATGATTAAAGACAATAGTGAAAACAAACTGTCAACTGTGCCTAGAATAGCCTGTTATATCAGTGGTCTTGAGTTAGATAATTCTAGAATCAGCGACTATAGTTTTGTTAGTAAACTATCTGTAAGAGAACGACAATATACTACCAATCTCGAAGGTGAAAGAGAATACGGAGGCATACAAGGCGGTGGCTACACTGTGGAAAGACTCATGCCTACTCCATTCAAACTGTCTATGAAAGCAGAAATTTGGACCAGTAATACAGATCAAAAACTTCAATTGTTGGAACAGATTCTAGTGTTGTTTAACCCTAGTCTTGAAATTCAAACCACAGATAATTATGTTGACTGGACCAGTATCAGTGTGGTAGATCTCAGCAGCATTAATTTTAGTTCTAGAACCATTCCGCAAGGAACAGAAAGTGACATTGATATTTGTACTCTAGATTTTCAAACTCCTATTTGGATCAGTCCGCCAGCTAAAGTTAAAAAGATGGGTATTATTAAAAACATCATCATGAATGTGTTTGGAGAATCGGGTCAACTGTTAGGTCTAGAAGATCTCATATTCAACGGTGATAGTGCAAGTGCAACTACCCAGGTACAAAATACTGTGGATCAATTTGGTGTATTGCTAATATTAAACAAGACTACAGGATTGTATGATCTTACTGTGTTAAATGTTTATGAAGCAGTATTGGCCTTGGGATTAGATGAAACTCCTTACAAAGGCAATCAACAAAGACTAGATTGGTACAAGGTATTAGAGCTTCACGGCGGGTATACAGGTACCAGTAGAATACATTTTACTCAACCCAGTGGTTATGAAGTCACAGGTACATTTACCGTAAATGAAATTGATCCTACTTATCTAGTAGTAGACCTCGATATGGATACAGTACCTACCAATACAATATCACCGGTAACTGCTATTGTTGATCCTTACAAGTTTAGTCCTATTGAGAAATTTGGAAGTATTGCTGCAATTCCTGTGGGAACACGATATCTAGTATTAGACGATGTTAATAACAGTACCAATGTAGGACAACACGTGGAAAACGCCGGCTGGAACAACTTTGATTCCGGGTCAACTGCCTACGATGGACCAGATGCTTGGAAAGATCTCATAGGCAATGACACTGTGATCAAGGCCAATTCTATAATTCAATGGACCGGGACTGTATGGCAAGAAACGTTTGATCCTAGCTCTGTAACAACTATTCAATATTTTACTAACTTGACCACAGGTGTACAATACAAGTGGGATAGTACACAATGGTTACGATCATTTGAGGGCGAATATGCTGCCGGATATTGGAGATTTGATCTAGACGCTTGATAAGTATCTAGATGCAACAACGTGCCGGCCTACTGTTTCTAAGCAAAAACACCAAAAGAATTCTTCTTATTTTAGAAGATGCCAAATGGACTGTGCCTACATTTGTGAGAAGCAGCAGTCTATTAGAAGATGCTGAACCGTTGTTAAATAATTTCTCAGTAGGTAAAATTTTACCTATAGAATTGTATCTCAGTGAAGATCGTGGATTTGAATACGGTACCTATATCTGTCTAGTTGATGATGAATTTCTCACAACATCAGCTGCTACTATAAGTTGGGCATCGTTAAATCACTTGCCTAAACAATTGCACACAGGTTTAAAAAACACACTGAGCAATACCATAATTCGTACAAAAATTGAAACTATATTGGAGTTAGAAAATGTCAAGCATACTGCAAAAATCTACTAGATTTATCAAAGACTGTGAAAAATATGAATCAGTGATAGCCACCATGCCAGAGGGCAATGTAAAAAATGAAACCGTGCAATTGTTGCAAAAGTTAACCTATAGCATTAAAAAACTTGATAACATGCATCTAGAAATGATATACTCTAGACAGTTACCAACTATGGGTAATGAAATGAAACAAGAAATATCAGATCTGCGAAAAAAATTAGAAACTAGGATTAGAGATTGGTCGCAGACTCAGAAAAATTAAATACTAATAAAGTTTTTAACTACAATAGTACCTACCATAGCAGCATGAACACTACACTGATATCGGTAGTTACCGGATATGTCGCTTGGAATTTTCCAATACAATGTACCGGATGTCTTTCCTTGAGCAGCTGATTCCGTAGTCACTGTGCCTCCTGTGGTAACGTGAATCAATCCAGCGTTGTAATTTGTGCCTGTATTATTCTGTATCAAGAAAGGATGACCAATTACATTGAGGTTAAAAGCTATGGTAGTTCCATTTATTGCATATATCGTAGGGTCGTCGTCGCTGCCGTATTGATCAAATCTGTATGCACTAGCGCCGTTATTAGTCACATTGAGTCTCGTAATTGCTGGTAGATAAAATTGGTCAACGGTAAGATCTGCACGATCGCTCAGCTCGGTGAACGCTGTAGCGCCCGCTGATGCAGTACTAGTGATTGTCACCGTATCTGTACCAGCATTAGTTGTAAGTGTTATACCTGTACCAGCCACTAACGTTAGTGTATCTGTGGCTGAATCTGCTACTACTGAACTCTGTCCAGCTATCGCTATGGTTGCAAAACTATTAGATGCTGCTCCACCTTCACCTCCAGCGACTGTGGCCCATGTGTTGTCGCCTCTTAGATATGTAGTAGCATCTCTTGTGCCTGCTGTGCCCAACCTCAAGACTGGAACAGTGCCGCTGCTTAAATTTGTAGCATTTAAGGCGGTGAGATTTATACCGCTAGCAGCTGGCAGTGTGACTGGAAAACGTGCATCGGGTACAGTACCACTAGTCAATTGAGTGGCATCCAAAGCAGTTATCAAACTGCCATTACCGCTAAAACTGGTAGCAGTCAGTAATCCGGCATCTGATATACTGGCACTACTGACCTGTATAATGGTGCCTGTTGTACCATCGTAGCGCACAATTCGGTTATCTACATAGCTGCCACCTGCACTGAGCACATCGCCTGATCCTGATCCCGATGCACCTGTTGGTCCAATAGGTCCCGTAGGTCCTGGAACACCCACAGCTGATGTAGCCTGTCTTGAACCGTCTGCAAACACAATTTCATTACCCACAACCACATCACTGTCAAAGGCCACTGTGGGAGTAAATGTGATGGTGGAACTGTCTGCTGAATCTATAGTTGTTCCTACAAACGTAATAGACCCTGTGCTAGTGGTTGAATTTATAGTTATAGTATCTGTACTAGCATCGGTGGTAATAGTAATATTAGAACCAGCAGCTAGTGTGAGTGTGTCGGCAGTAGAATTAGCTATCACAGAGCTCTGTCCTGCAACAGCCACAGTGTTAAACGAATTAGGCAAACTGGATTCGCTGGCTACTGGCACCCAAGCACCTGCATGAGCATAGTACAATTTTCCTGTATCGTGTACGTGTGCTACCATACCATGATAGTCTACCGGTGAAACTTCACTAATGAGATCTGCTAATGTATCCCAATGAAATCTTATACGATTTTTTTGACCTGTAACATTTAAGATTCCCAATAATGATAACGTACTTGTATTAGTAGTCCAACTAAGTTCTGTGAGGTCGTTTACCTGAGACCCGTTGCTGGGATAATAGGCTATTTTGCCAGCTACTCCTGTCTGAACGCCGCCGCTAAATCCTGCCGAATTAGCCTTAGAAAGAAAGTCTGAGTTGGAAACGTTGGTTAAATCTGCTTTTGCTAAACTTACACCGCCGACTGTCGATCCGTTGTAAATTCTGAGAGTGTTAGCTGCTTGATCGTAAAAAACTTCACCCCTTGACCCTGAATTTCTATTTAGAAATCCGGAATCTCTAGGAATTATTCTTACTGCATCGTATACGGGTATTTTGGCCATACTATTATTTATTTAAATGTAACGCAAGTTTGATAGATACTTTATGTATTTTTCGATACCTGTATTAATTTGAATAAAATTCTCAACGTTTACTCCTAAACTGATCAGCGATTTAGTATCAGCAAGAGTATTAATTTGATACTGATTTTTAAGATCAGCTGGCATATCTATGAATTTTTTTGTTCCTGAGCCTGTATGATCTATAATCACATCTGCAATAGTTTCAAAATCTACCTTATTTCCAGTGCCTAGATCGTAAGTTCCAGGTTGATAATTTTTATACATAAAATGATATATGGTTTTTGCTACATCTTCGACCCATATAAAATCTCTAAAATAATTCTTACTGTTTTCAAATATTTTTATTTCCCCGGTCTTGTCAAGTTGATCAACCCAATGCAAAATTGAAGAAGCCATTCTACCTTTGTGATATTCATTAGGTCCGTATACGTTAAATAGTCGAAGAATAACTCCGTCTATTTCATTCTCGCTGAGTAGTTTGCTAAACGCATATTGATTCATCGGGCCCTGACCATTACCATAAACGGCTGCACTAGAAGTAAAAATAAAAGGTATGTTGCGTTCTTTACAAAATGTATTCCACTTTCTTGTTGAGTTAATATTTGAGGCATAAATTGAACTCCAATTTTTTTCTAAAGTGTTCGAATTAGCACCAATATGTATCACTCCGGTGATATTTTCATTAGTTAAATCAACATCATCTATTGATAACAGCCTTTTATACTGTTTACCGATTAAATTTTTATATTGATTTTCATAAGGCAAATCATCAACTATAAGAATATCAGTTATTTGTTGAGAGTTTAAATATCCCAACACTACGCTGCCAATAAAGCCACCCGCACCTGTTAATACTATCATAAAATTTCTTCCATTGTTGGAGCATAGCATCCAACGTGTTGAACTGTAACAGCAGCAGCTAGGTTGGCAAAATCCATTGCTCTTGTTATATTTTTAGTGTGTAGGTAATTGTAGGCCAGTGCAGCAAGAAAAGTATCTCCTGCACCTGTAACGTCTACCACCTCTACTTTTGGTGCCTTGGAACTATACTGCTGATGTATAGCATCTGCACCACTAGGACCACGTGTAACAATAAGCCCACTGCATTCACTTTTAATTTTGCTATACTCTAGTTCATTAATTTTAACCCACGCTCCTTGCATACGATCTAAGTCTGTTTTCTTTGTATCTACAAATACAGGAATTTTGGTTTCAATCAATTGTTCTATTAGCTCATAGCTAACTGTTCCTTTGTTATAGTCACTAACCACAATAGCATCATAGGTGTCTAAGTTGTAGTTAATCTTTACTGGTGTAGAGATTACATCATTGTCAATTCTTACAATCTGTTGTTTACTTCTAATATCAATTAATCTAGTCTTTGTACTGTTTTCTCCGTATACAGAATAAACATTGCACCCTAAGGTTATTAGATTATTACAGACATTGCCGGCCATGCCGGGTCTGCTTTCTTCGTGACTAAATTTAAATACAGGAACTGGGGCTTCGGGACTAATACGATCAACAGTGCCATATTGATATATGTCTGTACAATTATCCCCTATGAGTAATATTTTGTATTGTTTTTGTTGTTGAGTATGGTTCAACTCTGTCATAAAATTTTATCTCTTTGCAGTATTCTGCACCTATAATAGGCCGACATTGATAGTCGCTGCCTTTAACCATCACATCGGGTTTAAAATCTTTGATTAGGTCTATGAGTTCTTGATCAGTATTAAAAATTTCTACTCGATCTACAAATTTCAATGCCGATAATAAA